GGAGAGCCATCGCCGGGCTCAACGGCCAGGATGATGGATGCGGACGCGAGGGTTTCGCCCACGTTCCACAGCACCATTCGCCAGTTTTCAATCCAGGTGATGTCCTCGAACTGCCCGATGACGTAGTTGAGCAACTTTGCATCGCCGATAGCTTCCTTCCAGCGCATGTATGTGTTGTCGTCGTTGTCAAGCAGCTTAGTGGCGTAGGTAGCCGCGGGAGACAAAATCGCGGGGAAGATACCATCGCTACCATACTGGGAGTAGCCTGCGCCTAGCTTCACGGCGCGGGCGATCTCCGGGTTGAAGGTGTCAGTGGCCGCAATGTCATGGAAGCCGGTGGCATCTTCCGAGAAAGAGCGGTTCTTGGCATTGGTGAGGAAGGCGTTGCGGGCCAAGAGGTCGAGCGTCTGGACCATAGTTACACCAAGGTCGCCGCGCAAGATGCCGGACAGATTGGTATTCGGGATTCCAGCATTGACCAAGCGCGGGTTGCTCTCTGCGGCCTTGGCAAACTGGAAAATCATAGCGTCCCACTTGTGGTACTGAACCGCACCACCGTAGCTCTTGAAGTCTACGGTCATCTGACGCGAATCGAAGTACTGCCGCGGAACCGTAATCCCACGGAACTCCAGCTCGCTGATGTCGGGCTGCGGAGGAATGCGTTCGGTGAAGACAGCCGACTTTGCGTGAACAGCCGACATATCAACCGCGAATGGAACAATACGGTGCCAGAGACTCTGGCGCATGTATGGCTCCATCATATACGGAACATACCAGGTTCGGTTCCTGGCTTCGGTGTTGGGCCAGGGGGTCGAACTAACGAGATAGTTTTCCCCCAATGCGGTAAACGTAGGCATTACCTACTCCTTAGGTTGTTTAGCCCGTAGCTCGAGTGCCTGAGTCCACATGGCTAGTCCCTCTTCGGTTCTGCCCGGAAGATCCATAAGCCGCATGGCTTCCTCTTCCAGAGATTCCGATGTAGCGGGAGGGGCTCCCTGAACACCCGGCGGGCGAACGCCCGACAGTTGCTCTCGTGCAGCATCACCAATCACACCGCCAAGACCAGCAGCGATTTCCGTCAAGGCTGTTTCAAAAGCCTCCGCGGTATCAGCTCTCGGTAGGGCATTGGATTTGACGAGAAGAGAAATGGCCGGGCTTGAACCTGCGAGGACTGCAGCGATACGCATCTGCGAAACCTCGAGGGTCCTGTCCGCGGCCTGCTGCTCGAATGGTGCCAGTTCTTCAACACGCTTGCTTAGGCTTGAGTTTTGAGTTCGGCTCGCCTTAAGGTCTGTCGTAACAGACAGTGAGGCGGCCTTGACATCGACCAGTTCCTTCGTGAGTGCTTCTTTCTCGGTTCTCAGAGTAGTCAACGCGCGGTCGTTGGCGCTCTGTGTCCCGGTCAAACGCTCGTTGAGCTGTTTTGCCTCAGCAAGCTGCGCTGTAAGCAGGCCAACATCAACTGTGCCAGTGGGGGCTGCGCCCTGTCCAGCGGGAGGTGTTTCAGTCATGATTCAGTATCTCCTATTTCTTCGGTTGAGTAGTTTGTCTTCCACCAAGCTCACCAGAGCGTCCAGTGTTGGCATACGCATTTGTTTCATTCGTTGTCTTCACTTGTTGCTCTCGCTGCTTTTCTTGCCACGCCTCTATCTTAGCTAGTTCTGCGGGAATGTCAAGTACATCGCCCATCTTGTCGATTGCGGTCTCTGGAGATAGTGTACTCGACTGTACCCTGGATATGAGAGACATCACTTCTTCAAGGACGTCTCGGGGCATCATGGGGAACCAGTTGCTCTTCAATCTGGCCTTCCTCGCCATCACAGGCGTTATGCCCCCCACTCCCTTTGCCGCAGCTATGCGCAGAATGTTCTTGTTGATCCGCGCCATGCCGGCGTCGCATAGGGCTCGCTCCATACGGATATGTGCGACCATTGGAATAGCCTGAAGTTGCAATGAGGCCGCCGATCGCTGGCTTCCATCAGACTCACCAAAGAGCACCGGCGAACAGTACATCTCGCCTCGTAGCCTGCTTACAAGAGATTCGGTGTGCTCAGTGGCGCTACTTACGCTGGATCCACGCTGCGGGGGATAGATGATGTCTGGTATGCGGTCGCCCTGTTGGAAACCTAGGTTGATTACAGGCTTGGTACCGGACAGGCGTGTGATCTTCGGCTCCCTGACATTGCGGATGGCCGGGATGTTCAATGCTTCCTCGGCTATGATGTCGCCGGTGTTGACGATGGTGTCGTTGATCTCCTTAGCTTGTGACAGCTTCCTTCTCAGTAGGGATGTTCCATAGAAACCAATGCGCGGGGGATGCGGCACGTAGACAAACGGAATAACGCTGGCGGGGGTCTTGCCTTCTCCTGGATTGCCATAAATAGTAACCACCTTGTCGTCAATAGTGATTTCGTACTCCCCACGAGTCCACTGCTCCCGATACAGAGCAATGTTGTTCTCGATCTTCACGCCTAGCTCTTCTGCTTGGATTGACGTGATCCCGTAAGCAATCTGGACGTCAATGAGCCTGTCGGGGTCTGACGCCCTCCACACCGGGAAGAAGTCTGATGGATCGAAACGCAAGATGGAGATGGGTATCTCGCCATCAAGAAGCTCTCTCTCGGGATCGTAGAACGTGCCAAGGACAAAGCCGCCGAATACCTGTGAGTCCAGGCCAACCTGCAGCTGCTTGGCGCGAGCACCATTTTCATCCCAAATGCTGCGCAGAAAGTTGGTCATCTTTTCTGCGGCCTTGGTGTCAGCGGCGTTCGTACTCTTCTCGCCACCATTCCATATCTCTACCTGCGGCTGCACCAGCGCAGCGGCGCCATCTGGCACCTCGCCATACAGGAAGGAATTGTGGAGCATCACAGGCAAAACGCATGGATCGTATTGCAGGGGATACTTCTTGTTGAAGTTTGTCTCGCTGATAGTCTCCTCAAGCCATTGGCCACTGAAGTGCTCAAGGTGCTCGGAGTAAAGTGTGGCCTGGGCATTCCACTGATCTATGGGGTATCCACGATCATAGCCTTCGTCGTTGACCTTCGTGCGTAGCAAGAATAGGTTACTTGTCATGGAATGCTCCTTAGTGATACACGATCCCTTACCGCCCGAACGCGACCCCAGCGATCTGTTTCCTCAATGCGAGTCTCGAAGTCTACATCCTCATCGCTGGCTATGCCCCTAGGCAAGAACTGATTCAGCAAGAATCCAATCATGAATAGCGTAGACGCTATATCTTGGCGCAGCACCTTGTCGGGCATATGCCACATCAGAAGCTGATTCCATATACTATACAGGCTTTTGGGCATTTTGACCATTCCCTTGCCCATCAACACCTTGAGACACAGAACCATGTGCATCTTCAGTCCGTGCAAGTCCAGGGGAAGCCACAACTTGCTCGCGTCCAGAACACCAAGCTCATCGAAGGCCTTCTGAATACCAGTGGCATCAAAGGCTGCCTCGATTGGGTGATAAGTCTCGTAGAGATAGTTCATCATGTTGATGAATGGCCAGTAGCTGCCGAACCCGGACACCCAGTAGAACGCCGCCAAGGTAGCCGGCTTCTGCGGAAACTCGGTGATGTCAAAGACCAAGATCGGAGGCGAGTTACGATAGGGTGGATTCGCCTGCCCGGGATCCCCGGCCAAGATATACATGTGGCCCTTCTGGTACGGGAGTGCCCACCTGACAACGCCAGCATTTGAGCTGCCTTCCTTGATATATCCAGGCATCTTCTTCTCGATAGCCTCGTCCATCAGTGCGTCAAGCGAATCCGACTGGCAGGCAACGATCAGTTCCTGTGTAAATTCCTTCCCTTTCGGGAGAGGGCGTGTGGAGCGCATCAGGCGATCGGCCTCATCCTTGTCCCGGAACATCTTCTCAAAGCTGCGTAGCTGAGCAGCTGTGAGGTACGGGTTATCGTAGGAGGTCATTGTCATGGCGAACTGCTCAGGATCGGCATCGAAGTCATCATAGATTTCCCACAACAACGGGTTGTAGGCACTATTGGCCAACAAGATCAACTTACCGAGCCGGGCCCGGCCGTCGACCTGTCCACGAAGCCGGGTGCCAAGATTCATCATGATCTTCTCGAGATCGATTGACTGATCCTCTGCCTGGTCTACGGAGGCCATGTCACCACCCCAGGTCATAATGCCCGAGGCGTCTTTGTCTACACTCTTGAACTCCATAGTCGAGCCATTGACGAACTCAATCATTGGGTACGGCCTTTGCTTCACGTTACGCAGCCAGCGGCTAATTCGGCGGGGCCTACCGCCCTCGTTTCCCCTGTCAAAGGCGTACATCAGCAAGTCTCTGTACGCTTGCTCGGCCTGCCAGCTTCGAGGGGCCGTGCCCAAGTAGCGGAAGTTGGGTATCATACAGCAATAGTACGTTGCCAGCAATGCGATGTTGAACGTCTTGCCAGACCCAACGCCGGCAATGATGATTGTCTGGAGCTCGGTGCCGTGAGCCAGCCGCGAGATAAACGGAAGCGGTTCTAGGGGGACAAACTGACCTTCAAGGAGTGGCGGATCGTACAGATCCGGAGACTTGCCTACCAGGTCCATTCGCCCCTGCTCTTGCGTGCCATCCACCGGTGCTGACCAGAACTGCCAAAACAGGTTAATACCCCCGGTCGACATCTCCCGGGAGTTTCGCATGATCAGCAGTTCGTTGTCGCTAAAGTGCATCATATGACTACCTCGATACCCCTTGTATATTCTTAGGCATTGGCATACAACAACTCTTCAACTCGCTTTCGCGTGTCTGGGTGCATGATTTGCTTATCCTTCGTGCCCTCGTACCACCCAATAGAGTCAGAGCTTCCATAGGCCCTACCGGCTCCCTGCCAATCAGCCATCATTTCGAGGATGTACCGCTCTGGCATTGGTAGAGCTGAAATCTGTGGATCACTGCGGTCATTGATGAGCACCCAGTATTGCCAGTGATGCTTATTGCATTTCTGGTGATGGTTCCATGCCATGTCGAAATCCACACCATGTTCGCGTTCATTGGGTGAGCTTGTGCCATAGAAATATCGCGCATATGGTAATAGCTCGCATAGCTGAAACTTGCTTGCGTCGTGGATGAATCCAAGCCAGGGCACACCCAGCTTGCACGCCTCAACAAACACAAACCACTTGTGACATAGTAGCTTCCATAGATGCTTGACAATCATCATTGCCTCCTCTTTACCAGTTCCAGCCGGGGTATGCTTCGCGCAATTCATCTACGCGGTCCCGGCCCACGAACAGTTGCCTGTTCCAGATAGCGCGCCCGTTGTCGATCGGTATCGGCGTGATTTGGTAAGCGCTCCCGTTTGGGTCGTAGTCTACCAGGCCAATG